CAGCTGATGATGGGCGTAAAAGAAGTGAGCGTTTCTATCGGCAGCTATGGGAGCACCACCTATGCACAGGCCGATAGCATCAGGCTGGAGCAATATATCGAGAAACTCAAAATGCAGATCAATCGCTTAAACGGCACAGCGCGTCGTGGCGTGATCAAGGTGGTGTTCGATGAGTGATACATCGCACCGCGCGGCATCGCTTTCTGCCCGTGAACTTTCCAGCTGGTTGCCCGGAAACGGCTCGGCAGACGGGGATTTGCTGGGGGAATTACCGACATTGGTTGGGCGTTCGCGTGATCTTATCCGCAACCACGGCGTGGCATCAGGCGCAGCACAGACGATGGTGGATAATGTCGTCGGCACTGGCCTTCGGCTAGTGGCGCTGCCTGATTACCGTGCGCTGGGTCGCACCAAGGAATGGGCGGATGATTGGTCGCGTGACGTCGAATCGCTCTGGCGCTGCTGGGCTGAAAATCTGGAATGCGACGCCGCCATGTCGCTTAATTTCGCAGGGATGACCACACAGGTTTTTCGCTCTGGTTTTATCAACGGCGAAGCATTGGCGCTGCCACTGTGGCTGCCGGAGCGCGGCGGTGCATTTGCTACTACCATTCAGCTGGTGGAACCGGATCGCCTGAGCAATCCAAGCAGCAAGCCGGATGATAAAACGTTACGTGGCGGCATTGAGATCGATGATTACGGTGCGCCGCTGGCATACCACATCCGCAAGACCCATCCTGGCGATGTATTCCTGCCGTTTGCATCTTCGGCGGATGAATGGCAGCGCATTCCTTCGCGCACCGCGTTCGGACGCAGGCGTGTGCTGCATATCCATGATAAGGAACGCACCGGCCAGAACCGAGGAAAACCCGCACTTACCCCGATCATGCCGATGTTCAAAATGCTCGATCACTACGAGCGGTCGGAATTGCAGGCAGCGGTGGTGAATGCCATGATTGCCGCCTTCATTGAAACGCCGCTGGATGCAGAGACGGTCGTCGAAATGTTCGGCGGCAGCTTTGAAGATTACGATGCAAAACGCCGAGAATGGAAAGCAAAACTCGCAGGCGGCTCCATCATCACCACGTTCCCAGGCGACAAACTCTCGCCTTTCACGCCAAGCCGCCCGAATTCAGCCTATGGCGCGTTTGTAGAAAACATCCTGCGTCATATTGGGACAGGTTTGAATCTGCCATTCGAACTGTTGATGAAGGATTTTTCGAAGACGAATTATTCGAGTGCGCGTGCTGCATTGCTGGAGGCATGGCGGTTTTTCTCAGGCCGCAGGCAGTGGCTCGCTACCTATTGGGCAAAGCCCGTCTACGAGCTGTGGCTCGAAGAAGCCATCAATAGCGGCAAAATCGAGGCAGAGGATTTTTACACTAACCGCGCCGCATGGTCGCGCTGTAAATGGATTGGCCCTGGTCGCGGCTGGGTTGACCCTGTGAAGGAAGCGCAAGCCTCACAAATCCGCATGGAGGCTGGTCTTTCCACACTCGAAGACGAATGCGCCATGCAGGGACTCGATTGGGAAGACGTGCTGGAGCAGCGAGCCCGTGAGAAGGCAAAAATCAAAGAGCTTGGTCTGGGGGATTTAACGCCCAGCATCGCGGTTAAATCACTCCCCGGCCAAGGAAAAGACAGCAAACAAAACACCACCGATGATGAGGAGAATGACAATGCGAGCATGGAACAAAGCGACCAGTGACCCGTGGGCAATTACGGAATCTTCATTGCAGACGATTCTGGAAATAGCCGAACGCGAGAATGAAAAACCGGAAGCGGTGGCGGCGCGGCTGGGTAAGGAATTACAAAACACCCATACCGTGACCCTGCGCGATGGCGTGGCGGTGATTCCCGTCACGGGGCCGCTCTTCCGCTATGCCAATCTGTTCACAGCCATCAGCGGTGCTACTTCGTATGAAATTCTGGCGCAAGATTTTACTGCCGCGCTCGATAATCCTGACATCAATGCCATCATCCTCAATATCGACTCCCCTGGTGGCGAAGTAAATGGCTGTGCCGAGCTGGCGAACATGATTTTCGCAGCACGCGGTAAAAAACCGATCATCGCCTATGCCTCCGGCGATGCGGCATCGGGCGCGTACTGGATTGCGAGTGCCGCCGATGAGGTGGTGGCCTCAGAAACATCCGGCCTCGGCTCCATCGGTGTGGTTGCGGTATATCGTGGTGCCAAGCCCGATAAAAATGCGCCCACCACCATCGAGATTGTCTCGTCACAAAGCCCTTTCAAGCGTCTCAACCCCGAAACCGATGAAGGCCGTGCCAAGCTGCAAACACGCATCGACGCAATGGCGGAAGTATTTGTGAACACCCTCGCGCGCAATCGCGGCATTGAAGCTACGCAAGTGTTAGAGCAGTTCGGTGGCGGCGACATCTTGATCGGCGCGCACGCCGTGAATGCTGGTCTTGCCGACCGCATTGGCTCTCTCGAAAAACTGATCGCGGAATTTTCCGCCAGTTCAAACCCCGCCCTCCAGCGGGGTTTTTTATTACCCGCAACCACTCAACAGAAGGAGACCGCCATGAATTTAGAAACACTCGCCCAAGAACATCCTGAATTGCTCGCGCAAGTGCAAAGCGATGCGAGGGCATCTGAACGATCACGCATCCAGAACATCCTTGCATCCGAGGAAGCCAAGGATCGTGGCGATCTCGCCCAGCACCTGTCCTTTGCCACCGATATGGCAGCGGATAGCGCGGTCGCAATGCTCGCTAGGGCACCCAAAATTCAACCCGAACCAAAAACCAACGGCTTCGATGCGGCCATGCGCGATCTCGGCAATCCGAAAATCACGCCAGCAAGTGCCGAAGCCGAGGAAGACTCCATCGACAGCGTGGCTAAACGCCTCGCTGCGGCTTCATGAACCAACCCCTTAATGACCTGCAATCCATTGATAACCCAACCCTAGAACCCAAAGGAGATAACGCTATGCCAGTATCAGGCTTTACCAATCAGGGTACTTATACCCCTGACAATCTAATCGCCGGTGAGTTTCCTCGCGTTGCACGCAAGGTGACCATCGCAACCCCAGCCAATCTTTTACGTGGAGCGGTATTGGGGCGCATCACCGCCAGCGGCAAATATATACTCAGCGCCTCAGCGGCGGTGGATGGATCACAAACGCCGGAGGCTATCCTCGGAGAGGATACCGATGCCTCCGCCGCTGACAAGGAAGCCATCGCCTATTTGTCGGGTGAGTTCAATGAACTCGCTCTGACACTTGGCGCTGGCCACACCGCAGCTTCCATCTCACCTGGCCTGCGGAATAAATCCATCTTCTTAACCAAAAACCAAGGAGCTTAACCATGCCTGTCGACATTTTTTCTACCCAAGTGCTGAACAAGACCGTCGAGTATCTCGACCGTCCAACCTCATTCCTGCTCGATACATTTTTCGGTCAGGTGCAAACCGCCGATACCGAAGAGATTTTTTTCGATATCGACAAATCGAAACCTCGACTCACGCCGTTTGTGTCACCATTGGTGGCGGGCAAAGTCGTCGCTGATTCCGGCTATGAAACCAAAAGTTTCAAGCCAGCATACGCCAAGGATAAGCGACGCTTTGACCCCAGCGCTCCTCTCAAACGCAACATAGGGGAAGTCATTGGTGGAACGCTTACCCCCCAACAACGTCGGGATGCGGCACTGAATCGTTCGCTGACCAACCAGCTGGAGAACCTCACACGCCGAGAGGAAGTGATGGCCTCCGAAGCGCTGCGGCTGGGACAAGTGACCGTTTCAGGAGATAACTACCCAACCGTGGTGGTGAATTTCCAGCGCGATGCGGCACTCACTGTGACACTCACGGGTGTAAACCGCTGGGGACAGGCTGGCATCAAACCTCTGGATAATCTGGAGGACTGGGCAAGCCTTGTTCAAACCAAGTCCGGCGCTGCCGCCAAGACGGTGATTATGGACCCTGCCGCGTGGCGTTTGTTCCGCAGCAGTGATGATGTGAAAGCCTTGCTCACCATCTACCGTGGCACCAACTCTGCCTTCCAGGTTGACCCGATAGTGCGTGGCCAAGGTAATGAGAAGGCACGCTTCATCGGCACAATTGGGGATTTCGACATCTGGATTTACAACGATGTCTATACCGATGATCTGGGCAACACCGTGCCGATGCTTCCCACCAACACGGTGATTGTGGGCAGCCCCGTCAACGTGGAAGGCACACGTTGTTACGGCGTGATTCAGGACGAAAAAGCCGCATACCGCGCCCAGCGATATTTCAGCAAATCATGGCTGGAAGAAGACCCTGCGGTGCGGTGGCTGCTCTTGCAGTCGGCGCCACTCGTCGTGCCATATCGTCCGAATGCCTGCTTCTGCGCAACCGTCAATTAATGGAGAAGACTCATGAAAATCATATCACACACGACACTTGTTGTTGGTAAAGCTGGAAAAACGGAGGAAGTGCCTCCTGGTACGCCAGTCGATATCGATGACGATGAAGCCAAAGACCTGATTGCACGCGGCATCGCGCAGCGTGCTGCCAAGGCTGAGACGAAAACGACTGAGAAGGAAAAAACACCCGAAAAGGAGACGCAAGGCGGCAAGCCGCCCGCTGATCCCCAAGGCGGTAAAGCCGCATGATGGCGTTTTCCCGTGCAGTGGATTCGATGTTTGCCAGGCTTGGGGTAACGGTGACTTTTCAGCCACGGATTGGTCCGAACCGAATTGTCACCGTCATCCCAAAACGTCCCGATGAGATTATTGGGCTGGGAGATACGAATCTTGTCGCTGAGGTCACGCTCTTTGATCTGAAAACCAATGAGGTAAGTGAACCACGCGAAGGCGATGTCATACGCTATGGCAGCGAGGATTACCACATCATCGGTGCGCCACGGCGGGATATCCATCGGCTGCTTTGGACAGTGGAGGCTAAAAAGCCATGAGGTTGGAAGCGGCTATCCGTGGTGATCTGAAAAAGATCATGAAGGAAGAAGCCGCCGCTGCCGAGAAAGCGGTGACCAAAGGCGTGGTCGAGGCTGCCAATGGGCTGAAAACCGACTTGCGTGCGCAGGTCGTGCGTTCGGGGCTTGGCGAGAAAATGGCGCGCACATGGAAAATGCGCCGCTATCCGGCAAGTGGGTTTTCACTGGGTACGGCTGGGCTGGTCTACGCCGATATGCCACAGGTGATCCGCGCTTTTAATGACGGGGCGGCTATCACCAGTGACAAAGGCACTTTTCTTGCCATTCCTACACCCGCCGCTCCCAAACGCGGCATTGGCGGCAAGCGCATCAATCCCAGCAATTTCCCCGAACATTCGTTGGGAAGACTTCGTTTTGTTTACCGCCGTGGCGCACCATCACTGCTGGTGGTGGATAATTTGCGGGCGGGTTCCGGCAAGCGGGGCGGCTATCGCAAGGCATCAGAGTCCGCGCTTAAATCCGGGCGTGGGCTGACCACGGTGGTCATGTTCATTCTGGTGTCGATGGTGATGCTGAAAAAACGGCTTGATGTTTCTGGTGCCGCCACGGTCTGGCAGGAGAAATTACCGCAGCTTGTAATCGATAACTGGCAGGAGACAGGCAATGCCGAGCGTTAGAGAACAGATATTGGTGGCTTTTTTTAATGAGCTGAAGACGCTCGAAACCAGCCTGATCAAGGTGGTGCGTAATCCCGACAAGGCAATGAAGGTGCCGGAGAAAGGCGCGATCATCACATTGCAGGACGGAGAATCTGGCGAGCCAGAGATGCTGCTCTCCCCGCTTACTTACATCTACGAGCATATCGCCACCATCGAGCTTGTGGTGAACACGGCATATGCCCAAAGCCAGGGTACAACACTCGACGATCTGTTGATGATTATCGAAAACCTGATTTTAGCCGACCACACGCTGGGCGGACTGGCTGAATGGGTCGAGGCGCGTGCACCGGAATTTATTCAAGAAGCGGTGGAAGGCGCACCCGCCATGCGGGCTGCCAATGTCAATGTGATGATGCGTTTTCATACCGCAAGCCCGCTTCATTAACCTCAACTATACAAAGGAGAATTTATGGCCAGATCATATGGATCGGCGGCAACACTGCTCGCCCTGAAGGAAGTAACCTATGGAGTGAAGCCGCCCGGCAACTGGGAGAAATTCGCATTCGTTTCGTCGGATTTAAGTGCCGAGCAAGGACTGCTTTCATCCGAACTGCTGGGGCAAGGCCGAGAACCGCGCGCGCCATTCCGTGATGTCATTAACGATGAAGGCAATATCGTCGTGCCGGTGGAAGGGCGTGACTTTGGCCGCTGGCTGCAACTGCTGATGGGAAACCCCAGCACTCTGGGCGTTGCCGCTACGGGTGATATTACCTTCACTGCCAACCCCAGTGCAGGACACACCATTACCATTAACGGCGTGGTATGGACGTTCGTGGCATCGGGTGCCAGCGGTACGCAGACCAATATCGGTGCGAACCTGAACGCCACGCTTACGCAGTTGGCAACCGACCTCAATGCTTCGGTGAATGCCAGCATTACCCCCGCGACCTATTCCAACGGTGGCGGTACAAAACTGAACATAGTGCATGACACGCTGGGCGCGGCAGGCAACAGCTTCACGCTTGCTTCTGGCAATGCCAATGGCGTGGTGAGTGGAGCAACTTTATCGGGCGGTGGCTATAATCATACGTTCGTAAGCGGTGCGGCAGCACTTCCATCCTTTGCGGCTGAGATTGGTCATGCCAATGTGCCTGCGTATTTTGTGCATACGGGCTGTATGCTCAATTCGATGGCACTTAATTTCCAGCGTTCAGGCGCGGCGAATGCCACGCTCAATGTTCTGGCGCAAGGAGAGACACGTTTTGCCAGCTCACAAGGCGGCACGCCGACTTCACGGGTTTACAAACCTTTCAGTCAGTTTAACGGTTCAGTGAAACGTAATAGTGTCGCACTCGGCAACGTGACGGGCGCGCAATTCACCTACAGCAACGGCATGCAGGGTGTACCCACCATCCGCAATGATGGGCTGATTGATGGGGTTGACCCCACGACTATTGCCATCACCGGCAGCATCGATGTGCGCTTTGCGGATACCATGCTGGTCGATGATGCGATTAACAATACCGCCATCGAGCTTGAGCTGGCTTACCGTCTGGCGGGGCTGGATGGCAATAACTTCAACCTCACATGGACATTCCATGAAGTATATCTGCCGCGCCCGCGCATCCCGATCTCTGGCCCAGGCGGTGTGCAGACCAGCTTCAACTGGCAAGGCGTGTATGACGATGCGCTCAGCAAATCCGTCACTGTCGTGCTTAAAAACGATGTCACCAGCTATCTATAAGGAGCCATTATGCTGAAACTTGATCTAAAGAAAGAACCGTTCTGGCTTGATCTTCCCGCTAGTGTACGGGTGAAAGTGAAACCGCTTACCAGTGCGCTCATGCACATGGCGCAGGCTGAAGCCATACGTTCCATGCTGGCCTTGCAAACCGAGCGTAAGACACGACTGGAGGCTGGGCAGGATGTTGCCGAAATTCCTGATCTGACGGATGATCAGACCCGCCAGTCGGTATCGCACACCACGCTGATGAAGGAGCTGGCAAAAGCCTCCATCATTGTCTGGGAACAGGTGTTTCTTCCTGGAACTGACAATGTCGCGCCGCTTACCAAGGATAATATAGGCGAGCTGATGGACATCTGGTTCATGAATGAGGCGTTTGGCATTTCCTATTTGAAGCAGCTTGATGTGTTGGAGGCGGAGGGAAACGTATCGCGGCCCGTTGCGAATGGCACTATGGCGGCGGGCCGCGCTACTGCGAAGGGTGCGCGTCGGAAAACCTCGCCTGCGCGCGCGGAGAAGCCAACCCGCTGACGGGAGAATATTGCCCGTATCAGCAACACGCGCCTCACACCGAAGAAGGATTCGAAGTCTGGGATGTCATCATGCGCGGCGGCAGCCAGCTTCGGATTGGCATGGGCGGCGCAGTGCTTGGCTTTGACCTCGAAGCACTCGTCACCATTTCCCGCACTTTGGGATACGACACCAACGCATTTCTACATCTTTTCCATCACGCCGAGCGGGGCATGATGGCTGGCAGGTATACGCATGGCAACCGCAACGACGAAAAACATCTCGATCCGACTGGCGGTGATCGACGGGGATAAAGCACGCCATGAATTAAGTTCTACGGGAGATACAGGCGAGCGAGCACTCAGAAAGATTAAGGATTCTACTCAACCTGCCTCGCGGGCATTGCTTGCCGTTAATTCGGTCAGTCAGGAAGTTCGCCTCGGCATGGAGGGGTTGGCTGGCAGTGCTGGTTCGGTTGGTAGCGTGCTGGGTCGCCTTGGCCCTGTGGGTCTGGCACTTGCAGCCACTATCGGTACGCTTGCCGTTTCCACCGCCAAGGGCATTAAAGAATTCAAGGAAGCGGAACAGGCGCTTAACAATCTAAACGCCGCACTGCGCGCCACGGATTCCGCTTCCGGTGTCACCGCCCGTGAAATCACCGCGCTTGGTGAAGCCATTGAAGGCAACACACTCTTTAAGAAGGAGGAAATTCAGAATGCTGCTGCCGCGCTGACTTCTTTTGAAAATGTAGCGGGCGATGTATTCACCCGTGCGCTGGCACTCTCTACTGATTTGGCCGTGCGCCTTGGCACCGATGTGCCATCTGCCGCCGACATGCTGGGAAAATCGCTCGAAAATCCCGAAGAAGGCCTCGGCAGGCTGGCGCGCAAATTCAGCGATCTGTCGCCCACACAGAAAACCGCGATAGAAAACTTTGTGAAGATGGGCGATGTTGCCTCGGCGCAAGCGATCATCCTCGAACATTTGGAAAGTAAAACCCGTGGGCTTGCCGAGGCGCAGGCCAAGGGACTCACGGGTGCTGCCGATTCCTTGGGCGATGCGTGGGATGATTTGCTGGAATCATTCGGGCGTACCGTTGGTGAATCCGCCCTCGCGCAAGGGGCACTCTCAGCTTTAACCAAGGCGGTGCGTGGGTTGCAGGAAGCCGTCAGCCCAACACGAGAGCAACGCAAAGGCCAACTCGAAGAAGAAATCAGCCGCCTGCAGGATAGTTTCGGCACCAAGCTGGATATTGCTGTGCTTGGAAGCGCGCCTGGGCTTGAAGCCAAAAAGCGTGAACTGCAGAAAATCAATGATGAAATCGCTGCCGAACAACGTAAGGCCGATGAAGAAATTAGAAATGCCCGCGATGCGGCGGAAAAGAAAGCGGCGGAGAAACGTAATAACGACCTCTTGGAACTTCAGAAAAAATACCTGAAGGAGTACGAAGATGTCACGCTTACTGCCCAGCAGAAAATCCTGAAAGAAGCCGAGGAACAACGCAAGCAGATCATCGGGTTGAATAAGGGCGATGCGAACAGTGCCGAAGTGCAAAAGGCATTGGCTGCTTTGGATGCCTCCACAAAGGCTCGGCTTGCGGATGCCAATAAGCAGGATGCGAATAAACCTAATAAGGCCGAAGATCGTCGTGACAAGGCTATCGAGGAAATCAATCGCGGCATCTTACAGACCAAGCCTTCCTTCGATCTTGCCAAACAGGCACTTGATGAATGGAAAGCCCGTGTTATCGAAGATTTGGGCGGTGCAACCGATGCGAACCAGCAGTACATCGATAAGATCGAAGAGATCTACGCCGTCAAACTCAAGGATATTTACAACAAATCCTTGTTGGACAGCGACAAGTGGGAGGCTGGTGCCAGCCGTGCTCTCAAACGCTACGCCGATGAAGCTACGAACGCTGCCAAAAATGCTGAAGACCTGTTCAGTGGCGCGGCGAAGAAAGTCGAGGATACGCTGGTTGATATGGTATCGAGCGGCGAGTTTTCCTTGAGCAAAATCGGAGACCTGTTCCAATCACTGGAACAGGATATTCTACGCTCATTCCTACGTGAGAACGTCACGGGGCCGATTGCTGGGGCTTTGAGTAGTGCCATTGGCGGCGGCAGCGGCGGATCATCCGGAGGCGGCATATTCGGCAGCTTTTTCAGCGATATTTTTGGCAGTTTGTTTCATGACGGTGGCAAAGTGGGCGAAACCAGCGCGCCACGCCGCGTGATTCCTGCCTATGCGTTTGCAGGTGCGCCGCGCCTCCATAACGGCTTACTTCCCGATGAATTCCCCGCCATCCTGCAACGCGGAGAAACGGTAATTCCCAAAAATGCGCGTATGCAGACTCCGCAGATCGTTATGAATATCACCACCCCCAATGCCCAGAGTTTCTCGGAAAGCCAGGGGCAGATCATGAATCGCCTCGCGGCGCAGATGGGGCGCTTTAAAACAAGGAATGGATAATGGCAGCGTTTCATGAAGTGCAGTTTCCGCCGAAGATTGCTTACGGCGCGACTGGTGGGCCGATGTTTAATACCAGCATCACCACGACCCAAGGCGGGTTTGAACAGCGGAACATCAACTGGCTGAAGAGTCTTGGGCGCTGGGACGTCTCCACTGGCATTAAAAACAAGGGCGATATGGATGCGGTGATCGCCTTCTTCCGTGCGCGTTTCGGTAAAGCCTATGGTTTCCGCTTTAAAGACTGGAGCGATTTTCAGGCGGTGGGGCAAAATATCGGCACGGGTAATGGCAGCCAGACCACATTTCAACTGACTAAAACCTACACCAGCGGCAGCAATAGCTATATCCGCGACATCAAAAAACCTGTGAGCGGCACGGTAACAATCTACCTGAACAGCGTTTTGCAAAGCTCTGGCTTCACCGTGGATCATACCGCCGGCATCGTGACTTTTACGGTCGCACCTAGTGCGGGAGTTGCGGTGAGCGCCGATTATGATTTTGATGTGCCAGTGCGATTTGACACGGACGCGCTTGCCGTTCGCATCGACGGGCCAGCCCAATATCTGTGGGATTCAATCCCCATCGTGGAGACACGCCTATGAGAACCGCATCCGCCAATCTAACCGCGCATATCGCCTCAGAGGTCACCACGTTGGCGGTATGCTGGAAACTGACGCTCGTGGATACTACGGTGATGGGATTTACCGATCACACTTCCGATCTCACCGTAAGTAGCCAGCTTTACAAGGCAGCGACTGGGTTTTCGCCCACCAGCATTGAGACGAAGGATAAATTTGCGGTGGACAATCTTGATATTGCCGGAATCCTTGATGCCACCTCAATCACCGAAGTCGACATTATGGCAGGAAAATACGACTTCGCCGAGATCGAGATTTTTATGGTCAATGTGGCTGACCTCTCGCAAGGGATTATTCTGCACCGCCGTGGCTGGCTTGGTGAGGTAAGCCTTAAGAACGGGCAGTTCATTGCCGAGGTGCGCGGCTTGGCGCAAAAACTTAGCCAGAATATAGTGGAACTGTATTCACCCACCTGCCGCGCCGTGCTGGGCGACACACGCTGCAAGGTGAATCTGGCCAGCTTCACTTTTGCAGGAACGGTTGATACCGTGACCAGCCGTCAGGTCTTTATCAGCAACGCGCTCACGCAGGCGGCAGGTTATTTCTCAGGCGGCGAAGTGGTGTGGCTTACGGGCGCAAATGCCGGACGGCGTATGGAAATTAAGGAATTTTCCAACAAGCAGGTCACGCTGGTGCTGCCTATGCCGAACAACATTGCCACCGGCGATACCTTCAACGCCATTGCGGGATGCGACAAAACCTTCAACACCTGCTTCACTAAATTTACCAATGCTGTCAATTTTCGCGGTGAGCCGCATGTGCCTGGTACAGACAAGATGCTTGCTACCGCCGCCACGGCAAATGATTTGCAACAGGCATGACCATTTCAAAAAACATTGTAGTGCAAGCCCGTACATGGATTGGCACACCGTTTCACCATCAGGCGCGGCTGAAGGGTAAAGGCTGCGACTGCCTCGGTCTCATTGTCGGGGTGGTAGATGAGCTGGGATTGAAGGATGAAGATGGTCGCCCACTCGCCGGTTATGACGAGATCACTTATTCCAAAGAGCCAGACGGCAAATACCTTACGGAAAAACTGACCGGATTGCTCGCCGAGGTTCCGATAGCAGATGCACGGGTTGGAGATCTGGCCTTATTCAAGGTTCGAGAGAATCCGCAGCACTTGGCCATCCTTACGGATTACGAGGGCGGACTTGGAATGATTCATAGTTTTGCGCCGTCGCGCCGTGTGGTGGAACACCGGCTGGATGATGACTGGAAATCACGATTGGTGAAGGTGTACCGATGGCAGCCATAGTTTTAGCAGCGGCAGCAAGTCAGGGTGCTGCGGCACTTGGCGCGGGGACGTTCTTTGCTTCTCTTGCTGGCGGTGTGGGTGGATATCTCGGCGGATTCATTGACCGTTCCATCTTTGGTAGCAAGGCGCGGATTAATCAGGAAGGTGCGCGCCTGACCGATCTGATGGTGCAAGCCTCCAGCTATGGCAAGGCGATTCCGCTGGTGTATGGCAACGCACGCATCGCTGGCAACATCATCTGGTCACGCCCGATTCAGGAACACGTCACCACCACCACGCAAAGCTCCGGTGGTGGCAAAGGCGGTGGCGGCGGCGGTAGTGTGGAAACCACCACCACGACCTACACCTATACGGCCAGTGTTGCAGTGGCGATTTGTGAAGGACCGATCAGTGAGGTGGTGCGCGTCTGGGCGGACGCGAAGCAGCTGGATTTGACGCAAGGGTCATACACCCTTTATCTCGGCGACGAAACGCAGCTTCCCGACACCTATATTTCTACTTTCCTGCCCGTTGGCCAAACACCTGGTTATCGCGGTATGGCGTATGTGGTCATCAAGGATTTTCCGCTCGGCGATTATGGCAACCGCATCCCCAACTTCACGTTTGAGGTGCGACGTACATTGAAAAAGGCCTTCGACCTTGAAGACAAGATCAAGGACATCACCATCATCCCAGGCGCGGGTGAATATGTTTACGACACGGTGGTGCAGGAAAAGCAATCCGGCCAGCAGGATGTCGCGGGCAACTTCGTACAGGGCGGCAAGGTTGAAAAAATCAACCAGAACAACCTATCGGCTAAGGCCGATACGCTGGTGGCATTGGATAATCTTGAAGCCAATCTGCCCAATGTCGAATGGGTGTCGGTGGTCATCAACTGGTTCGGCGATACGCTTGATCCGGCGACGATGGTGATCAAGCCAGCGGCTGAGTTTGATGGCCAGGGTGCGCGCGTTACGCCAGACGAATGGACTGTGGGTGGCTTCACCCGCGCCACGGCGCACCAGATACTGCATTTCCCCGATGGCTCCCCCACCTATGGCGGCACACCCACCGATAAAAGCATCATCCGCCTGTGTCAGGAGTTGAAGGCGCGTGGCTATAATGTGCTGTTTTACCCGATGCTGCAGGTGGATACCATCACTCCATCCGCCAAGCCGTGGCGTGGGCGCATTACGCCGACCAGCGTGGCGGATGTCACCAACTTCTTCACCAGCACCAACGGCTACAACACCTTCATCAATCACTACGCCAATCTCAATGTCGATGGTGTATTGCTGAAAAACAATATCGACGGATTCATGATAGGCTCCGAGCTGGTCGGCCTTACGCAGTATATGAACGCGGCTGGCATATTCCCCGCCGTTACACAGCTTAAAAGCCTCGCGGCCAGCGTCAAAACAGCCGTGGGTGGCAGTGTAAAAGTTGCCTATGGCGGCGATTGGAGCGAATACCATTCGGTAAATGGCTGGTACAATCTTGACCCACTGTGGTCAGATGCCAATATCGACGTGGTGGCAATTGATTGTTATTTCCCACTCACTCCCGATCTGCCGCAAACTCAGATTGATTATCAGGCGGTTTACGATGGCTGGACGCAGGACGAAGGCTGGGATTACTTTTGGGATGCGACGCGCACGACCCAGACTTTTTATTCCGGCCCAACCTATGCATGGAAGAATGTAAAGCACTGGTGGGACAGCACGCATACCAATCCCGATGCGAGTGGCACAGCGTGGACGGCCAAAATGAAGCCCGTGTGGTTCTCTGAAATTGGTTTTCCCTCGGTGGATGGCTGCGCCAATCAACCGAACGTGTTTGTTGACCCCGATTCGGTGGAGAGTTTTTATCCGCGTGGCAGCCGTGGAAGGGTGGATTTCCTCGCACAGCGCACGGCGCTTGATGCCAGCATGGATTATCTCACTGCCGAGAACACGCTGGAGCCGAATCTCTTCGCCCGCCGTTTCGTATGGACATGGGATGCAAGACCGTTTCCGTTCTTCCCCGATCTGCTTTCCGTATGGTCAGACGGTGGCAACTGGAAAACAGGCCACTGGGTACAAGGCAAGTTGGGTCTTTCCAACCTCGGCCAGATCGTCGCCGATCTCCTGAAGAAGGTCGGCTATGACAGCAATATGTACGATATCACACGGCTTACCGATATTGTGAATGGCTTCGTTATCACCAACCGCCAGACCGTGCGCGCCAGCCTGGAGCAGCTGGCGGCGGCATATTTCTTTGACATGGTGGAATCGGACGGGCTGCTGAAGTTTGTGAAGCGTGGCAAAGTATCGAATGTCACGCTGGACTTTAGCGAGCTTGTGCCGCACGGAGACGGAAATGATGAAACACTTACCATCACCCGCACGCAGGAACTGGAGCTACCTCGCCAGGTCGATGTTATCTACCTGAATCGCACGGCAGATTATCAGGCTGGCACACAGTCTTCGCAGCGCCAAACTGTTAAGGCAGTGGATTATGCCACGGTGAATCTGCCGATTGTACTCACCGATCAGGAAGCGAAGGTGGTGGCGGATGTCTCGCTCTATAATGCATGGGTGGGACGCGTGCAGTTCCAGTTTACCCTGCCGCCGAAATATGCGCTGGTTGAGCCGAGTGACGTCATCACCATTATGAAGGACGGTGCTGCCTATCTGATGCGTTTGACCTCCACCAAGCTGGTCAGAAGCGGCGTGCAGGAGGCAACCGCTGTCGCAGAGGATGTCAGCAGCTATGATTTTTATAATCCGGCTGGTTCCACGCCTCCCAGCATTGAGCCTCCGGCCACGATATCGGCGACACGGCTGGAAGCGTTTGACCTTCCTGCATTCCCGACCGATGGCATCACCGATGCCTACATGCGATACGGCGTGGTGGGATTAGGTGCTGGATGGACGGGATCGGCTGTCTATCGCTCAGATGATGGCGGTGCCAACTATGCGCTGATGCAGACGCTTACTGCTCAGTCTACATTGGGCGCGGTATTGAACATCATCCCAGCTGGTAACATTTACACATGGGATGATTTCACCACCATCGATGTGCTGCTGACCTTCGGCGAGCTGCAAAGCATTACTGATATCGCCGTGCTGAACGGTGCGAATGCCTGTGTGATCGGTGATGAGGTGATTCAATTTGGGACAGCTTCATTGCTCGACACCAATAAATACCGTCTTTCGCGGTTGCTGCGTGGGCTGCTCGGCACGGAATGGGCTGTGGGTGGCCATGTTGCAGGCGAACGCTTTATCCTGCTCACCAATGCGGTGGCACGGGAACTCATGGCTTCATCGGGTTGGGGCATAGCCAAGAAATACAAACCTGTCACGGTAGGATCGACGCTCGGTGCTACCACAGCGCAGGATTTTACCTACGCCGCACGCGCACTAAAGCCTTACGCTCCCGCACATATCACTGGCAACCGCAATGGTGGTGGCGATCTCACTATCAACTGGATACGCCGCACGCGGCTGAACGGTGACTGGAAAGATGGTGTGGATGTGCCGCTTTCAGAAGAAAATGAGCGTTACGAGGTGGACATCATGCAAGGTGTAACGGTGAAGCGCACCATCACAGGACTCACCGCACCCACAACCGTTTACACCGCCGCACAGCAAGTCACCGACTTCGGATCGGCGCAAAGCAGCGTGCTGGTGAATGTGTACCAGATGTCAACGCTGGTCGGACGCGGAAACACCGGAATCGCCACCGTCTAATCATTAACAGCATTAAACAAGGAGAACCCAATGGCCAATACCACTGGACGATTGCTGCTGCCCTATATTCTCCAGTCGCAGTCGCAGAAAGAAGTCACTCATAACGAAGCACTGAACCTGCTCGATGTGCTGCTTCAGGCCGTGGTGCAGGATGTGGGGCTGAATACGCCTCCTGGCAGCCCCACGGTCGGGCAATGCTGGGTGGTGGGTTCTTCTCCCACGGGCGCGTGGACAGGCAAAGCCAGCCAGATCGCTCAGGCGGTGGACGGTGGTGGCTGGTATTTCGTCTTGCCCTTTAAACGGCTGCGGCTTTGGAATGAAACCGCCGACGAATACTATGTGTATGACGGCGCGGCATGGGTGCCGGACAGCTTGCTGCTTAAAGAAACCGGCGAGTATCTGCGCGTAGAGCATAAAACTCAGGATGTCACGGTAAGCTCAGGTGCATTTGTCGATAGCACCATCTTTATCCCCGACCGCTCGATTGTGCTGACCGTCAACGTGCGCGTCATGACGGCGATCACTGGCGCGACATCGTTTGGAGTCGGTGTGGCAGGCGACACCACGAAATTCGGCAATCTGATCGGCACTGCGCTTGATTCCACCAATATCGGCATCATCGGGCCAACAGCCTATTATGCGAACACGCCGATTCGCCTCACTGCCAATGGCGGCAATTTCACGGGCGGTGTGATCCGTACCACGATGCAGTATCTCAAGCCGCGCGGGCCGTGGACTTGGTAGGAGCTTTTCATGACCGCATTTGCAGATTTAAGTGAGATCGTCAACCGCATGACGGGTGGCAATTCCGGCACGCCAGAGAACCTGTTTTTGTGGGTTGATAACCGAATTGATAATGCCGCTGCCAGCGCAACGGTGGCTGGTAAATGGTCATCGCTTTGGCGCTATAACAAAACCCGTGGTGGCTCCGGCGCGCTACCAGGAGCCGCCGCCGTGCCGGACAATGCCACGCGCGGCGGATTGCTGCACACCGATCCGTCCGGTGGCCGTGAAAAATGGTTGCTCGGTAACGGCATCGTCGGCACAGCAGCAGGTGGCGTGCTGCTGTATGACCGCCTGCTGCATAACAGCGGGTTAAGCGGCACGGTGATCACCGCACAAACGGTGGGCGGCACGCTCACTCGCAACACAGGCGGTGAAGGCAACCAGATATGGGCGGAGATTTATACCCTTATCGGAACCACGGCGACGACAATCACCGCCTCCTACACCAATCAGGCTGGTGTCAGCGGGCGCATAACAAAGCCAGTAGTAATCGGTGCTACAGGCAACCGCGAAGCCGAGCGCATGTTGCCGTTGCCATTGCAGGATGGTGACACTGGTGTGCGGGCGGTGGCTTCGGCGACGCTATTGGCAAGTACGGTAACGGCTGGCAATTTTGGCATCACTATCGCCAGACCTATCGGCCTGGGGATCATTCCAGCGGCTGGATCAGGTTTCTGGCGCGATTATGTTGCAGGTCTTCCTGGGCTTCCAAGCATTGATACTGATGCTTGCCTTGCGCTGGCATTTCTGGCTAACAGCACCACTGCGCCACAGATGATGTTCGCGGCAGGCATGGCGGAGCGTTGATATGGCATTGGCAGATTTACAGGCATTCAAGGATTCCATTGAGAAAGGGAAGCCATACTTTTTTACTAAGAATTCCGCCACCTCCACGACCAACAAGCTCATGAGCATGTGGACGACTACGCCCAACGGCGGTGCAGTGCCTACCGTACCAGTCACTTGCAATGCAGACACGCTGGGTGCTTTATTCAGAGAACCAAAAATCACCACGCTTACCAATGCCTATTTTATCTCTCAGTTGGAGTTGGCATGTGCGACCAATGCGTATACCTCTCTGCTTCTGATTGATCGGCTATCACATCAAGGCGGTCTTTCCGGCACGGCAACTGCGATACAAACCACCAATCTCCCAACCGCCGCATTACCACGTTATACCGATGGCGTGGGAGTCATGGCAGCACTGGAGATTTATACCGCCATCGGTACACTCGCGCAGACAGCGACGGTTTCCTACACGAATCAGGATGGAATCAGTGGGCGCACCAGCAAGGCGGTCGTGATTGGTGCTGCAAACGATAATGCCGCCGGACGGTTTATACCAATACCACCGCAGGATGACGATATTGGCATCCGTTCTGTTGAGTCAGTTACACCATCTTCATCCACTGCAACGGCAGGAAATTATGGAGTCACGCTGTTCAAACCGCTGATGCTGATTCCAAATCTGGCAAACTTGGCGCAGGCCATCCAGCAGCGCTGCCTGAACAGTTTCATTGGCGGCTATGGCTGTTGTCCTGAGATTCTGGATGATGCGTGTTTGCAGTTTCTTGCCATCACAAATACCAGCAGTACCGGAGCTATACATGGAGCATTCCATTTAGCGGAGGCGTAACATGCGCTTCGGTTCACGCAATATTTTATTTGATGGTGCGCAGCAACAGATTGGCGCAGTGCCTGTTGAAAAATCAGGCGGTGGTAGCGTTGCCACAAGCCTTGATGCCATCGTGCAACGGCAGGAAATTCTTCGTGCTGCTGCGGCAAGTGCAGTTCTGCAGAAACAAGGGCTTACAATTGCGGTCTCGCTGGGTGGTACGCTTTCCAAAACGCTCACATCCACGTCAAGCATTGGCGCGGCATTACTCAAGCAGAATGTGTTACGCACAGCTTCTGCCAATGCATTGACTCAGAAACAAAATGTGAGCAGGAATACATCTGCCGATGCTGTGCTTGCCAGGGCAATAACAACGGCAATTGATCTGAATGCACTTCTGCAAAAGGCACTGTCGGCAACAGCGGTGGCGAATTCAGTTTTGCAAAAAAATCTCAATAACAAAATTACTGCACAGGCGATAATCGAAAAAAGAAATCTTGCTCTGAAACCAACGATTAATGCTTCTGTACAAAAAAGCATCGCGCTGACGGCTAGTATCAACGCTTTCCTAAGCGGCAGCACTAGCCCGCAAGTCACGGTTAATCTCAATGCTTTGCTGCAAAAACTGAATCAAGCAAATGCTTCGCTCGACGCGCTGCTAATGAAGATCGGTGTCGCACGCACGGCAAATGCCGATGCCTTGCTGCAAAAATCAGCAATTATCAAGACCGCAGCAATCAATGCTGCACTTTCAAAAGCGGGAAGCAGAACAGCAGCACTCAACGGCGTATTGCAGAAAACCCTGCTGATTAACGCAGGGCTCTCGGCACTGGTGCAGAAACTAAATCTATCCGTCACTGCTTCCAGCAATGGATTATTAGAAAAACGTGACGTGCTGCACACTGCCAATCTGCACGGAGCCTTGCAAAAAAATATCGTCGCGCTGGCAACGCTTAATGCCGCGCTGCAAAGCAACGTACTGAAATCTGCTCAAGCGAACGGGTTGGCACTTAAGAGCAATATTCTCTTAAGCGCATCGCTTGATGGCGTAATCGCAGTGTTTGGCGTGGCGAATGCGCGCAACCTCATCAAAGCATCTGGCAAGTCAAACGTGCGGGCTGGCGCAAAACAGCCATTGGCGGACGCCCAGCCAGATGGTTTAGCAAAAGCCGGAAACAAACCCTCGTTGGTGAAAGTCGGCAGGCAGGATTTTTCCAAACCCTAACCCCACAAGGAGCATGATATGGTAGCAACCGTTCAAATTGTTGAAAAGAACGGCGCAGGCGGCACTGCGACCGATAAAACCAGCGGCACGATCCGCTTCAAGAATGCGGATAACGCCACGGTCGACAATAACAATCCGATGGTGATTCCAGGCGCAGGTTCGGATTTTTCCTTTGAGAAATGGCTGCGGCTGAATGTCACCGTCGCACCGTCCGTGCAAATATCGAATGCCAAATTCTATACCGATGGTGCGAATGGTCTTGGCACCGGCGTATTGCTGTGGGCTAAGGCGGTGGCAGCTTACGTCACGCCCGCCGAACCTGCCAATAGCACGGGCTTCACCAATGGCTTCACGTTCACCAGCGGCGCACCGCTATCGTTGGGTGCTGGGCCGTTTACTGGCACGGGCGAGAAAGGCGATCATGCGGTCTGCATGATGGAGGTGCAGAGCACCGCCACGCAAGGGCAAACCCCCTCTGAAACCATCACCTTCAGCTATGACGAGATTTAATCATGACCGAACCTATCGCATTTGAAATCAGTCAGGATGAAGATGGCGCGCGTCATGCTGTATCCCCGGATATGGTCGTCACCGTGCTGCCAGACGGCAATAGCCAGCTATTTCACCGCAATGCAATCAAAAAAAATACCGCCACCGGTGAAACCGTGCATCTGCGTGCACTGGTGGCCGAGTTGAATGGCGTGCGGATGTACCTGCTCGGTAATCATATCATTTTAACCACTCAGGACATGTATCTCTAATGGGCATCGAGCGCAGATATAAAGACCCCGACGAAATCGTGAATTTCGGGATCGATTGGGTGGATTATCTCGGATCGGAAACGATCACAGGATCGAGTTGGACGTTACCTTCCGGCATCACGGAAGTGTCATCTGCTTTTACCGACACGCAAGCCACTATCAAACTTTCTGGCGGCACGCTGGGTACAACGTACCGGGTCACTAACCGCATCACTACCTCAGCAGGGGAAACCGTCGATCAATCCATTGATGTCGAGGTGACTGAAAAATGAACCGAAGCAGCACCGCAACCCTAACCAGACCGCCCCAGAAATCAGAAATCTTGGGCGGTTTTTTTTACACCTGAACCCAAAGGAGATGTCATGACCAACGAACAGGAAGCCAAACATTTGGACGTGCATGTGGCCGTGTGCGCCGAGCGATATAAATCGCTGGAGCAGCGGCTTGATCGCATCGAGCGCGTCATGTGGTGGATGCTCTCCACGCTTATCCTTGCCCTCGGCGGCATGTTGTTTGAACTGGTCGTTTTGCTCGGTGGGAGGGTTCTATGATTACATTACTTGGATCACTGCTCGGTTTTCTTTCTGCAGCATTTCCTGATTTCCTGAAACTGTTCCGCGATGCGCAGGATCGTAAGCACGAGCTTAAAATCCTCGAACTACAAATGCAGCAACAGGCGCAAGGTCACGCCAACCGCCTTGAAGAAATTCAGGTGACCGCTGATATTGCCGAATCCCAAGCCCTATACCGCACCTATAATACTGGCATTCGCTGGGTGGATGCGCTCAACGGCACGGTGCGCCCCGTCATCGCCTACAGCTTCTTCATTCTCTATGCGCTGGTGAAGGTGATGCAATTTTCCGCAGATCTGCCGTGGTTGCTATGGACAGCGGAAGACCAGGCCATTTTCGCAGGCATCATCAGCTTTTATTTCGGCCAACGTGCAATGGCCAAGCTGAGGGCTGGAAAATGAGGCATGTTACCCAACATGGTATTGAGCTAATAAAGCAGTTTGAAGGATTCGAGCCAAGAATTTACCTTGATGCGGCTGGCTACCCGACCATTGGTTTTGGGCATTTGGTGCGTGAATATGAACGTGAAGCGTTTAAGAACGGCATCAGCGAGGCGACTGGTGAGGAATTGTTGATTAATGATATTATTGCCGCCGAACAAGCCGTGTTGCGCCTGATCAAAGTGTCACTCACCGATGGCCAATTTGATGCGCTCGTATCGTTTACGTTCAATCTCGGCGGTGGCGCACTTCAACGCTCAACGCTTCGCCGCAAGATAAACCGCGAGGAACATGCCGATGCGCCAGCAGAATTCATGAAATGGGTGTGGGCTGGCGGTAAAAAACTTAAAGGACTCATCCGGCGAAGATCATCGGAAAGTCTTTTGTATCAATTATAA